TCTTCCGAAGCCCAAGATTCTTCCTCTGAATAAACCTGATCTATACAAGATGCGATTAAATCAAAAGTATCATCTACATTCATCTCCTGTATTGCACTAAAGTTATTTTTAATAAATTCAGTCAGTGAAGGATATTTCATCCTCAAAGTGTAAACATCATCTAAAGATATGTCAGTTGAATGGTTTTCATCCTTTTGTACTTTAATGCTATCAACATTAATGGATGCTGGCACTTGTGTTTTACCATCATCAGGACAAGTAACCATCACTTCAATTTGCTCTCCAACAGATTTTCCACGAATGTTCAGAAAAAGATATTCTATATCAAAGGTTGCTAATTTTTCAACCTTTATTCCCTTTGATAGTATACAATGGGAAATCACATCTTTAACTGCCCTTGCAATCTGTTTTGTATCTTGAGATTCCATCGCTAAGATAAGAATCTTTTCTTCCTTCACTAAAAACGGTCTATATTTAATTTTCCTATTTGATGAAGGGAGAGTCAACTCATATGTTGGAGTTGATATGGTTGGTAATGGCATAATAATTACTACACTTCATAAAATTATTTATAGGGGTTTTAAAAACTTATCTTTGGAAAATCTTGATGGCATTATTTAATGTACTGCTATCTTCACTACCTGTTACTGTTCTTCTACCTTCTCTTCCATAAAAAACATTCCCATCAGTATTCAACAAAGGTATTCCACTCATAACTTCACTTAAAGCACCAGCATCATTATAATTTATATTACTGTTCCCTGTTTTTCTTCTATTATTATTCAGGTCAATACCTAATGCTCTTGCTAATGATGATGTTTCACCACAAATATATCTATCAAAACTAAATGACGCTGTTGCCTTTAATACCTGTGAATTTTGATAAGAAACCCTTGTCGAATTTAAGGCGATTGGAAATAATCCAACAAAGCGATACTCCAAAAATTGAAAATGATCCGCTTCAAATTTTACTATTCTCGTATCATTAGATTTATATTCTTCAGGGTATGCCATTTTAAAATGATACGCATCTCTAGAAGGGTCAGAATTAGATTGTCCTGAAATATATTCCATCCAATGTTCGATAAATTTAAGTGATTTATATTCCAAATCAACATAAAAATCAAAACTAATTTGAGTAAACTGTCTTGTATGTGCGAATTTTTCTACTAATCCCTGATAATCACCAGCAGTATTCAAAGATGCCATATTACTACCTGGTAATACTGCATCACTACATAAAAGTCCAATATTGTCAGAAATAAAACGATCATTTATTCCTTTTTTTCTCATTTGTGTTCTTAACGGACTATTTGGTAGTACAAATTTTACAAGAAACTTTGATGTCTGAGCTACTCTTTGTAACTTAGGCATTATATCTGATATTCCTCTTGGTCTTGGTGCTGGCACTCTAAATACTTCTATAGTATAGTTATTTAGATGGCTTATAGAGGAAAATACTATCCATCCTTTCCTAGAAAGTATAAAGGTGATCCTACAAATATCATTTACAGATCACTATGGGAGAGGAAGTTCATGGTGTATTGTGATAAAAATGCAAAGATACTAGAGTGGGGAAGTGAAGAGATTGCTCTTCCATATATCTCACCTCACGATAGTCGAGTACATCGTTATTTTCCAGATTTTTATATCAAAGTTCAAGAGAACACAGGTAAAATAAAGAGATATCTAATTGAAGTCAAACCACTCAAACAAACAACTAAACCAAAAAAACCAAAAAGACAAACCAAAGGTTACATTCGTGAAGCATTTGAATATGCAAGAAATCAAGCAAAATGGAAAGCAGCGAGAGAATATTGTGCTGACAGAATGTGGGAATTTAAAGTAATTACTGAAAAAGAGTTAGACATATGAGTCGTATAGATCCCATAATGAAAAATCTCATCGGAACAGAAAGTCCCGATGATTTGGCAACAGAAATATTAGATGTATTAACTGAAGGAAGTAATGTACCTGAACCTGGTAATTACTATGTTTTTGTGTATCGTGCAAAAACACCTGGCATTTTATATGATTCACATCCACTTGTTGCTGTAACTGATGTATTTCAATGGGGATTCAAAGGATTAAATTATCATTGGGGGGAAATGAGACAATATACATTTCCCGAAGTGGTCGGTGGTCTGTATAAAGTTGATGAAATGGAGTTAAGAGATTTAAGAACTCTGCCTTTTGTCAAAATCATACTAAATAGTTAAAAATTAGGTCGATAATGAACGCAGGAAACGCAAGCGGGTATACTAAGGAACAAATAAAAGGAATGATGGGGGATACCTCATCGGGTAATACTGGTGGAAATACATCACCACGAACAAAACAAAATTTTCTCAGTGGTGATAATAGATATTTGTCATATCCCATAGCAAGAAATAATCAGGAAATAACTGGGGATACTTTAAGAATTAAATGTTTAGAATATGTACCATCAAATGGTGATGATTTTAAAGTAACAGTAGATAACCTTTTCGTAGAAGATGTTAATAAAGCAACTGGTAAGGTAAACCCAATTCAGCGTATTCCTGGTAAGGAGGAGAGAAAAACATTAGGTTTAAAACCCATAAAATTAACTCCAACTTTTACTAATGCTGATACCAGAATAAGAAATGCAAATAAACGAAATAAAATTACAAAATATAATATTGAACTTCCTATGCCTCAAGAAATTCAAGACTCACAATCTGTAACTTGGGGTGATGATAAAATAAATGCACTAGAACTTGCAGGTGTTGCAGCAGCAGGTAAAATATTAAATCAGGATCTTGGTGCTACAGTTAATGATGCAAGGGGAGCAATTGCTGCTTTAAACCAAGGTGTTTCCATACCAGGTGTTAATAGTCAAACACAAAACGCTATTAGAGCTGCTCTCGCTGGAGCAGCAATTGGAGCTCTTGGATCAAATGTTACACCTACTAGTATAATATCAAGAACGACAGGTCAGGTTTTAAATAATAATCTTGAATTATTATTTAATGGTGTAAATTTAAGAACATTCCCATTTAGTATAACATTTTCACCAAGAAGTTCAGATGAGGCAGATGTAGTAAAAAAAATAATAAGAGCACTTAAAATGAGTATGTCTGCAAAAGCAGGAGAATTCAACCAAAACGCTCAAGGACTTTTTATAAAATCACCAGATCTATTCCAACTTCAATATTTGAGAGATGGAAAAGACCATCCGTTTTTAAATAATTTTAAATTATGTGCTCTTACAGGTATGAATCTTAATTATACAAACGCTGGCACTTACGCTTCATATAGCGATGGTACTCCAGTTAATATAAGAATGGATGTTACTTTTAAAGAAATAAATCCTGTTTACGCAGAGGATTACTTACCAGGCAATGGATCAGGAATGGGAGTTGGATTCTAATGGGATACTTTAACGAATTACCAAATATTGCATATCAGTCACCTTTACTACATAAAAATTCATCGACTGATTACATAATAATCAAAAATATTTTTCGTCGTACTAAATTATTTGATTATCTAAAAGATGCAGCTACTTTATTAAACAAATACTACATACGTGATGGAGAAAGACCCGACATAATCGCTGAAAAATTATATGGAGATTCAAGATTAGATTATGTTGTTATTTTAGTAGCGAACTTGATTAACATCAATCACGAATGGCCTTTAAGAGATCATCAGGTTTATGATTATGCTTTATCAAAGTATGGTTCAGTGCAAAAAATGAATGAGATAAAATATTATGAGACTTTTGAAATCAGAGATGATAAAGAACGTCAAATACTACCACCAAATTTAATTGTAGATGCCGATTTTAAAATCGATGGCACCATTCATAAATTTCCAAGCACAAAATACACCCTAAGATCACAAGCAGGATATACTCAACTTGATGATAAAGATGAATTTACTGTTACAACTGATAATATTGCTCGTGCTGTAACGAATTTAGAATTTGAATATTCTGTTAATAGAGAGAAAAGTGAAATTGATGTATTGGATGTTAGTTACTTACAGACCTTTATAAATGACTTGAGAAGTATTGTAAAATATGAAAAGAGTTCAAATTATATAACCTCCTCCCTTGCTGTCACTGAAAATACAAACGTAATTAGCCCATAAAAAAAGGAGTCCGAAGACCCCTATTTAAAAATTAAATTAATCCAAGCTGCGATTACTAAGAGAGTAAGGCAGAGTTGATTATATTTCATTACTCCTCTGCAAGTTTAGCGAAGTATGATAGTGCGTCATCCTCTTCTTCTGCTACTGCAGGAGTTGGTTTTGATACAGCAGCAGTTACTAACTCTTCTGCTTCTCCACGATCAATATCTTCTTCTTCAAACTGTGGTGCAGCGGACTTCTTGTTTCCAAGAACATAGTCTAGACGAGTCTTTAACTCATCATATGTCTTGAACTGATCTGGTGCAACAATCTCAGCAAGTGAGAACTGTTTCTTCCAGAGTGCTTCCATTGCATCGTCATCATCAAGTAAAGGACTTGGTGCTGCAAATTCAGAACTATCGTAGTTTCTGTATCCTGCAACATTCTTTGCTTTTAACTTGAAGTTAGCACCTTGCCAGAAATCGAATGGATCGATTGCTTCCTCATCTTCAAACTCAGGTTGCATTGCTGCAGTAAGTTTGTCAAAGATTTTCTT